CAATGAAGCAAACGAAACTTCGTATGCCGAAGCTCAGTTCTTCAGCGGTGGTATTAATCAGCAGAAACAGATGACCAACTTGAATGTGACCACTCCCGTTTATAACGAACGCGATGTTACTACTCAGAGTTCACGGTCATTTAGCAATACAAGTTCAACCTCCAGAACTACACGTCGTCTCACATGGAATAGCAGTGGTCGTGGCGGTGGTCGTGACCCTGTTGCTCAGAGCTTCAAACTCGACAAAGACTGCTTCATTACCAAGCTCGATGTTTACTTTGAAGTGGTTGCAGAAGGCGATACTCCGTGGTTCGAAATTCGCACAATGGATAATGGTTATCCCACTGCCACAGTTCTCGGTCGTGTTGAGAAAAACGGCAAGACCATTAAAACCTCGCTTGATGGTACTGTTAAAACCGAAATCGAGTTTCCTGTTCCTGTTCGTGTTCAGGCTGGCACTGAATACTGTTTTGTTATTGGTGGCGATAGCCCTCACACTCGTATCTGGATTGCCAAGCTTGGTGAGAAAGCTGTGAACGTGCCGAACAAAGTATGCGACACTCAGGTATCTCTTGGTTCTAGTTTCCGTTCTCAGAACGGCACAACATGGAACGCCGAACAATACGAAGATATCATGTATCAGATGTATTGTGCAAAATTCGAGAAGAAAGAAGCAACACTGACATTCAATGTTTCTGGTGGTGTTGATGAAACCGAACTCGAGAAAGTTCCGTTCGAAGCAGAGAAAGGTTCAAACCTGGTACGAGTCTATACCAAGAAACCTCATGGTTTGGTTGAAGGCGACAAGGTGCCTGTTATGTTGTATCCCGATGCCAAGTATGTTGTTGAACTGACCAATGGTTCTCTTGTTGTTGGTCATGAATTAACAATTGACGGAACCAAAAAAGCTGTTGTGACCAGTATCAATTATATCGATGCAAGTCATGCAGAAATCACGCTTGGTGCGTTTGAAGGTAATTGTGCTGTTGGTTCTTTGTTCCATGCAACTCCGTTTGTTAAGAAACCTGAATCCAAGTCAGTGTTGCAAGCATTCTACGATGTTGAGGTTGAAGACTACGATGTTCGACAAGCTGCTGGTAAGTTCACGAAGGTCGTTACTGCGACCGCGTTGAATGGATTCGATGTTGATGCATTGAACAGAACACATCAGGTTAAGCGTGTTGATGATTCTACTTCGTTTATTATCGAGATGAATACACAGGCAACCGATAGTGGCAGATTTGGTCCAAGCGGTGCTCGCTGCATTGCTAACTTCAAGGCCGATATGTTCAACTTTGCTGGTTCATGGTTGCCGCATGGTTCTACTGTAGAATGGAACTTCAAGGCTGTTGCACACGGCGAGCTTGGTTCAGAATTCGAGCGCACCAATTATAATGGTCTTGACCATGCTCAGTTTACTCCGAGCGCAGACAGGTTCCTGGCTCGACCGATTAAGATTGCGACCGTTATTAACGAGAACGAGAAACTTGGTAGCAAGCCTTCGTTTATTGCAACTGCGACATTCAAGACCGATAGCGAGTATTTGTCACCTGCAATCAGTGTTGATACATTCAGCGGCACATTCATTGGTAACGATATTTCGTGGCTCGATAAGACCACAATGGACCGTGTGCCAAATGCTGTTGGTAGATTCACTGCCGAGACTCATAAATCGCAAGGTTCGGAACGATTCAAATATGTTACGAAACGAGTAAACCTGGCTAATCCTGCTGCTGACCTTCGTATCTGGTTTGATATGTTTAAACCACAGGGTTCGGATTTCGACATCTATGTGAAACTGGCTAAGCCCGAAGTCGATAATATTGATGACCTGGATTGGACTCTTGTTCCGAACGTTGATAAAACGTTGACAAGTGCAAACATTAATCAGTATGTTGAATACGACCTGATGCTTTCTGACTTGTTACCAGATGCTACTGGTCTCGATAACCTGTTTGGTAGCTTCAAAGTCAAACTCGTTGCAAGATGCCGCAATAGTGCAATTCCTCCGTTATTCAGAAACCTTAGATTGATTGCCCATACATAAGATGTTCTGAAAAGAAAATGCCCCGTTTCCGTAATTGGATTCGGGGCATTTATTTGTGAGCAATGAATTAGTCTTTGAGTGGCAAATCCATGCTGATTTGATATTTGTTTTCGTTGCCTGGAAGCTGTTCAACACTTGCAGAAGGTTCTTCATTCTTACCAATAGCACGAATAACAATACGAGCAATATTAGCAGGCAGACCATTATCGCCTTTGATACCTGTTGCTCCGGGCTGACCAGGTTGACCTGCTGGACCTTGCGGACCTGTTGGACCAGCGGGACCAGCTTGACCACGCTCGCCTTTGAGTTCTGTCAACCAGGTTCTTTCGTCATCGGGATAACCCTTGGCCTTAGCAATTTCGTATGCCGATTTACCGGGAGCACCAGGTGCGCCGGGTTGACCTTTCAGACTCTCAAGCCATGCAGTCTCATCTCCATGGAAACCTTTTTCCTTGGCAATTTCGTATGCTGATTTGCCACCAGGAATTTGTGGTTTCACACTTTCAACAATGGCTTCAATCAACTCAGCCTTAACAGCGGCAATAGAATCGGTCACAATCTTCTTGACTTGTTCTTCGGTTAAACCAGTCTGAGGCTGCGGTTGTCCAGGCTGCTGAGGATTCACAGGTGGTTGACCAGGCTGTTGAGGATTGAAGCGATGGTTCATGCCTTGGCGCCACTGAATATCAATTCGATGTTCGGTAATGAGACCAAGCTCGGTTCTTACGACAGCATGATAACCAAGCAAAGCAAGAGTCACGGAGAGTTTTCGAGCAACTTCTACCTTGCCATGATAGAGATAAGAGATTTGAGTTTTCCCTTGGTTTGCAGCTCGAACAATATGACCGCCAATCTCGTCAAGAATCTCTTCAATCTTGACCTGACTGTTTGTGGAAATCTCTAGTGCTTCTGGTGATGTGATTATTGGCATTATAGATATATCCTATTAGAATGATGTGAAGAATTAAATAATCATATGGAATATACGAAAGTCAAAGACCACCCGAAGCTCGCATATAATGGTTTCTATGCAGTATCCACAGATGATATTGGTTATCGCAATGCCATAAAACGACAACGGGACGAAATTGCTAAAGAGAAAAGACTTCAAGACCTCGAGCAAAATGTTCAGGCAATGAAGTCCACTCTTGATACTATTCTGAAATATTTAACGACAAAGGATGATGTTCATGGCAACAGCTAAGATTGACACCGCGCCTAACCCGTTTGCTATCAAGACCAAACAGGGCTGGCAGGATAAAGATACAGGCGAGATTTATGTTTCTGCCTATGGCTATTTCACAGATGCTACCAAGGATGATGTTCATCGCACTAAGGCATTGGGCTTCAAGGGCCGTACTGTCGCTAAACCTCCGAAACCTCCGAAAGGTGGCGGTGGTGAATCAGGAGGGGGCAAGAAACCAGGTCAGGGCGGTTCTCCGGGACCAGGCGGTTAATAGAAAATGGCTATCCATAATGCCGAGGAATTAGCCCAGTATGCTTTAAGGCAGCTCGGTCACCCTGTCATTCAGATTAACGTGTCCGATGACCAGGTTCAGGATGCTATCGAAAACGCATTGACCAAGTATTACGAGTTTCACGGAGACGGCAGTCAGCGCATCTATCTGAAATATATTATCACGCCAGAAGATGTTGACCGTGGTTATATTGAGGTTCCTGCTGATATTCTGTCTATTGTTGAAGTCCTGAACATGGGATATTTCGGAGCATTCAATCTGAATAACCTCGCTCATGTTGCATATCTGACAGACCTTGTTGGTGGGCTTGGCACAAATGGTATCGGCACATATTCACGAACGATGAGCTATATCAACACTCTCGAAAATGTGCTTTCTCCAGCCAAGACTATCAGGTTCGTGAAATACGGCAGACGATTGCGTTTTGATGGTGGCACACCGTATCAGGTCAATGACCTTATCGTGTGTCAATGTTATACGAAGAATCTTGCCGAGAACTTTCCCGAAACGTTCAATGATTTGTGGCTTCGAAGATACACGACAGCACTAATCAAGAAACAATGGGCTAATAACCTAATCAAATATAACGGCTTCCAGCTTCCTTCTGGGTTGACAATAGACGGTTCGACCATCTTGTCGGAAGCAAACAGCGACCTCGAAAAACTCGAACAAGAGTTGAGAGACGTTTGGGAAGACCCGATTATGCCACTTGTTGGCTGAAAACAATTCCCCGTCTTTTGCAAAAGTCGGGGAATTTTATATCACGCTCATCTTTACAATCGGATTTTTCGAGCCTTTAAAATCAAAGACTTAAAAATACGCGAAAATCAGCTAAGTTTATGATTTATCTTAAACTTTACATTCCAATGTAAAGATGTATGTAAAAATATGGCGTTTTAGATGTCATTTTAGTGGTTTTAATACCCAGCTATACCTCTAGAAATCATAATGACACCGTAGATGCCATATTTGATTTTTAATCAGCTGAAATCATTACACAAAATCATAATTTGTCTAAATAATAAGCACGTCGTCTTTCTGCTCGTTTCGCAGTCAGCTGGAATTGCTCAAAATCGTAAAGAAGCGACTGCGAATATCCTGGGATTTCCTGATTTCGTCTTCGCAGCTGGTCGACAGTCTTACTAATGATTCGTGATGCCTTTTCTTTATTAGACATGAATGCCATTTCGTTATCACCTCTTTATTTCATTACCTGCATTATAAATTGTAAATACAAATAAATCAACATTCATTGCACAATCATGACTACATCACCATTTTTCAATCACCTAGAACATTCTGGCGAAAAGGCATTCTATGACGAGATTGTTGTCGAGTCCATTCAGATAACAGGATTTGACGTGTCTTATATTCGCCGCAAGGATTTCGAGGTTGATCCCGTGTTGTACGAACCAAGCGAGTCGGTATTCGAGCATTCATTCCGTATCGAAGCCAATATTCCAGAAGGCTTAATGGGTTGGGACGGAGAAGGCACGATACTCAATCAGTTCGGTATTACTACACTAAACACTGGCTCCATCTATATCAGCAAAACAAGATGGGAACAGATTATGGAAGACCGACAGAAAGAAGGCAAGGAAACCTGGGACAGACCATACGAAGGCGACCTGATTTATTTCGGCTATGGTCATAAAGCAAAGTTCAACAATACCATCTTCATCATTAACCAGGTTGACTTTACAGACCATTCGTGGATGCTGGGTCGCAATTTCTGCTATAGACTTCGTTGTTCACTTTATGCTCCGAGCAGCGAGGACAAGTTCATTGCCGAAACACCAGACCTCGAAATTTCTCGTCAGATTGAAGATACACTTGACGCAAACGAAGTGGTTCGTCAGAACGAGAACATCACTCAAGTAACAGATATTATCAAAGAGTTCAGCGAAACTCATCCATTCGGAGGTTTCTAACAGATGAAAGAACCATTCTATCATTCCACAATAAAAAGACTCGTTGCATTGTTTGGTTCAATGTTCGACGAAGTATATTATATTGATGGCTTCGGAAACAAGCAGAAGGTTCCGTTGTTTTACGGACCAAGAGAAAAATGGCTTGTCGACAGATTAGAAGCATCAGACCTTTATCGTATCAATGCTGAACAGGTATGGCCGCGAATGGGTTTCGAGATGACAGGTATGAACTTCGCCCCAGAACGAAACCTGAACACAATGCACAAGATACGAGCATATGACACAGGCAAGTGGCAATACAATCGTGTGCCGTATGACTTCTCTTTTAACTTGTTCATTGCAGCAAAACAGCTTGAACCGACACTGAAGATTATAGAGCAGGTCGTGCCAATCTTCGCACCTGCAATGAACCTCACTGTAAACGAAGTTGATGGTTTCGGAACAGAAACCGACATCAGTGTCGTGCTTGATAGTGTCGGATACGATATCGAATACCAGGGCTCGTTGGCAGACCCGAGAACCATCGTTTGGACTCTTGGTTTCACGATGAAGGCTTACTTGTATCAACGAAACAATCTGCAAACTCAGATTAAAGAGACTATTACCAAGATGTCAACTTCGGATATGGATTCCGTGTTTACCAAGCTGACAAGCGAAGTGGTTCCCAGAGAAGCAAACAAATGGGAACCACACGAGATTATTGATAAAGTAGAAGAGGTCAATCAGTAATTTCTGGTAAACGAGGAACGTTCAGGGCATACAGTTTAATCTGAGCTCGCCAGTTTGAATTGAAGCCATACCAATCACAAAACGCATCAACCGCAGCAAAAACATGTTTCTGCAATAGCGGCATAATGCCATCGTATTGTTCTGGGAACGGGTATTTTTCTGAGCTATTTGAAATCTTCAGAAACTCTGGTCGATGAGTAAACTCTTGTTCTAGATACAGATTGGATGGCGGCGTGTTCAAGGCAGATTTCTTGATGTTGATACATTCATCGTTTCGCAAATAAGTTGACTGTCTGTATTCCTGAATAGCACAATCAACCGCGTGTTCAAGATAACCAACACATTTGTCGTAATACGGTGATTCAAAAGCTTCGAACAGTTCTCGAAGGTTAAGCGGATAAAATGCAACTTCGTACTCGGTCATTATTCATTCCTTTCTTTAAAGTTTATGGTATTATACTATGGCACTAGATGTAAATCAAATTATTGTTGAAGCCACAGCAATAGAAATTCAGAAGGCTCAGGCTTTCGACAAACTATACACTAACAACACACCGCCTTTGCTGTTCACAGCACACTCGAAGGCTCAGTTCATGGACAGAGGATACACGAAGCAAGATTTACAAACCATGATTAAGATGGCATCGGATAAGTCGAAAACATTTCATCTACGACAAGGTCACATGCTATATCACAAGACCAAAGGCATTAGCTTCGTTGTAATTCCGTATCCAAATTACAAACTAGTTCGAACTGTAGTCCCGAAATTCAAGAATCATCACAAAGATGACGACATCTATTACGAGTATCAATAATGGACAAAATTGCTAATGCACTTGGTGCAGCCGAGGAAACTCCGGTTAATCTGCCTTCTGTGGTTGAACACTCGGACAAGGATGACTTCGAAGACCGCGTTCGAGAATTCAGAAAGAATGCTGCAAACAATGCAACATTGGACTTTCAGGATTCTCGTATAAACATTCGCACCATTATTGAAACAGGGATGGAAATGCTGCCCGATGTTGTTCAGGCTGTTTCCGAAACTCAGAGCGACAAGGCAATCAATGCAGCTTCGCTATTCCTCAAAACACTCGGCGACCTGAATAAAACTCTTGTTGAGATGAACACAGATGTTCTTGACAAGGCAGGGATGAAAGGAAATGACAAGCCGATTGTTGAACAACAGCACAATACCACGAACAATATTCTTGTTGTCGAAGATACCGCAAACATATTCGATGCTGCACGGAAAAAACTCGGAGACCGCGTTCTCAACACTTGACATGAATAATATCACTCTTTATAATACGAAACATGAACAAGGGATGGTGCATCACTTGCCTATGGTGTGCTAAACGACATTATGTGTTATAGAACAGTCGTATTTGGTTCGGCAATTTTCTTTTAACCAGTCTATTGAGACGATGTGATTAGTGGGAACCAAGACTGTATAATAGCACTCGAGCGTTGGGGAGCGCAAAAGATTGTCGGAAGTCGGTATCAAGGGGTTGATAACATAGGTATATGTTGCAACCCTTGTTCATTTGTGTGTTTAAATAATAAAAGCAAATATCATTCTACTATAGGATTAACTCATGATTGACTTAAAACAAATGATTGATGAAGCTATCAAAGACGCTTCACAAAGCCAGCAAGTAAATGAAGAACGAGATACAACTGTAATCAATATTGCATCAAACCCTGATATTTTAAAGTTTGTTGCGCAATGTGAAGGCAGAAACACCAAAAAAGTCACTTTCGAAGGTCGTGGCGTTTCTTATACTGTTGAAGATGATTTTGAGTTTACTGTTAAACCGCATTTCTTAAGCGGGCTTTATGCAACAGGGAAACAGCTGATTGCAAAAGTGAATGCTGTCATGGACAGCGACAATAAAAAATGCACTCTTATGATGTATGCTGACAAAAGCTTCAACCTAAAAGTTGAAGTGAAATAAACTCGTTGCATCGAGTGACAAATGGTCGAGAATGGTCTTCGGAACGTCTCGACCATTTTCTTCATCAGTTATTAGTGTAAAGTAACTACACTAACCGCGGGGATTTTGTTGAAGTTACCATTAAGCTCGCTTTGTAGTTCTATTCGTCTTTGAATGTGATATCTTATGAAGAAGTAATATTGAAGATTCATTATGAAGAGAAAGAATAACCATGAACGACGAAGTCACACGAAGTGGCTTAATGGACATCGTTTTCTGATTGCAACTTGTCTGCGACATCATATAATCATCAAGCAACAAGATAACGAAATCATACTTCATAAGCTGAACAACCAAAGAGATGAAAAGCGAAGCGGTCATCTCTTATGAGAAGCCTCGTATGAAGACGAAGTCTGAATGCGAGCTTCGAATCATTCAAAATGGTCTTCAGGACACGAAACCATATCTTCATCACATACTTCCAAAAGAAAGAGTAAGCTGAATGACCAATTGAAGAGTTGAATGAAATGAAACTCTTCAATAATGAAGCTCCGAGTGAAACGAGGACTTCATGTATTCTGTTTTTCAAGCCTTACTTCAGAACACGAAGTTCATCTTCATTTCTTTTTGAAACTTGAATGAAGGTCTACATTCACTTCGTTCATTTCGACACTTCATTCAGAATGCCTGCTTCGCATTCATTCTTGACATTCAGTTTACTCTCACTACATTCACTCCGTTCATTTCGTGTATGAAACCTAAGCTCCGACTTCGTCTTCGCTTAGGTTCATATGCGTTAATCATTTGTCGAAGTAGTTTTCTTCTTCAACGATAATACAGAAACCATACATTCAGAAGCTGAAACCAAGGTTGAGTATCGGAGACGAAGTCGGAGATGACTCAACCTTGTGAAGCTCCTCAACTACTTCGTAGTTGAGGAATTCACATACTTCATTCTTTGAAGATTCATTTTAGTAAGACTTCATGTTTTGAAGTTCATCTTCATGTACTAATTGTCATTCACTTCGTTCATGACTATGAAGCTTGCTTCGTATTCACTCAGCAAGTTCATATAATATGATGATCGCTTCTTTGCTTTATTGTCTTTCAGAAGATGTTTTGAAGAATGATTTTCAAAAATGAACGCCGAAGGGCGAGAGAATGATGAAGAGATGAAATGTGTTTGAATGACTGTTCTTCAACGTCTGTATCGTTCAGTCACACGAACCCTAGCAGCTGGGACAAGTTAAAAATGAGATTGAAGTCCCAGCTGCTAGAGTACACAATACCATATGGTGAATAATGGGAGAGCCAGGAAACGCGTGTTGGCTCCAACGATTGTGCTCCCTAGGTTATCGACGAGGCATAGGCAGTTTACGCCGTTAGCTTTTCAGGTTTTAAGGATACAACATCAAGCTTTGGACTTGACTCTAGTCGTAACTTCTACCGTGCTTTCTCCGTCTCACGTCTGTTCGCAAACGGCTCATCATCCTCAGTTAAGAGGGCAGATGGATTCATGCACTTGATACACACGATAGTCTCACACCGACTAGCCCCCATTTCTGACTACTGCCACCTTAAGTCGGTCTAACGTTCAGCTAATGGGTCCCACGAGCGATAACACATTTCGCAGGCTATTGAAATGACCGCTTGGTCACCGCGGGATGATGGACTTAACAAGAATGCCAAATGCCTCATGTTGTACAAACCGCCATTTGGCTCGTTTGTCTCGAAGCATCTGTTCCCACCCGTCCCGACCTCGGCACCGTTTCCGGATACCACTGTCAGCCCTGTAGGTCTAAGGGATTCCTACTCTGCTTCAAACGACCTGGTCATTTCCTACCAGAGAATCGAGAGAAGTTTTGGGTTTGTTGATTCAATGCAATATGTTCTAAGTCTGCTAGCCATTGCGAAGATTCCAGTTTAGTAGTCTGTTCGGGCTCCCGTCGGAGAGCTTCGCATTCTTCAATGAAGGCACGGTCGCCATTACAAGCAACACTCTGTTTCCAGTCCCACCTTCATCTGCGTTATCTGACTCAAGGCACTTTAATTGTGAGCCGCCTGCGGTTATAGGTGTTTGGCTATCGAAATTGGAACATGATGAATACACAACTCCAACTCGACTTTCTAGCTTTCCGATAAACAAGCTAGTCTATCCCTAGCGCAGGATTAATTTCCATCGGTTTTGAACAATATTACAAAGAACAACCATAATCTCATCTACAAAACGACATTCAGAAACTGCCGACCTTTGCATAGCAGTGACATACCAACAGGTATCGTCTGTTCTTTCTGAAAGTCTTCGACATCGACTATGTTCACATTTATTACATCGCTATTTTAATTTGTCATCTAACAATAAAGCAAGTCTTTACTTTGTTAGTTTTCGTTAAGAAAATAATCAAGCATTGACATAATAAAATAACAATAACTATACTTAGTATCGCGTTATAGAAAACTACTCGAAAGGATTTATTGAGATGGCACAAAACAAAATCGACACCAAAATGAAAACTATCACTATTTTCGGTCAACCTGGCTGTTCTAAATGCGAGGCAGCCAAGTCTATCTGTGTTGCAAACAATCGACCCTACATTTATATTGACATTTCTGAAAACGACGACAACCGAGCCTTAATGTTTGCTCATGCAGGTAATGTGCGCTCGCTGCCGCAGGTTTTGGTCAACGACAAACACATCGGTGGTTTCGATGAACTGAAGCTTGGTCTTGGCAATGGCACAGTATAATTCAGTATATTAACAGAATTCAATCCCGCCTTCTTGCGCGGGATTTTCTTTCATAGTATAATGTGAACTATGGATACTATTACTCAACAAAAATATCTAATGCTGTTTTCCTCGCAGCTTGACCAGTTCAAACAAGCAAGGCAAGGATTGTGGCGATGTCGTTGTCCGTATTGCGGAGACTCGCAGCGGAAGGCAACCAAGACACGCGGCTACTTTTTCTGGCACGAAGATTGCATTGTGTTCAAGTGTCATAACTGCGGCGTGTCAACTTCTCTTTCCTCGATGCTTCGTGATTACAATTATACATTGTATTCAGAGATGAAGCTTGAAGGAATGCGTCCACAGAAACGCAAAGAGAAAACAATCAAGACACATTCAAAAGAAACTCTTGAAGAGAAGTTCAGTAATGTGCTTCTCCATTATAAGGCTGCGAGTGTTGATAATGCAGCTGGTCAATATCTTCTAGGTCGAAAAATTCCTGCTTCAATCATAGGCAGGTTTATTGATGTTCCGAGTATGGTAGAGTTTACTCGGTTATTCGACAAATACAAAGACAAGAGATTTCCTGATACTCCGTGTGTTGGCATTCCGTTTTACATCGGAGATTCAATTAGCTTTGTTCAGCTTCGAGTTATTGACCCGTCGGATAAGATGAGATACATGACCATCGAAGTTGACGGCGGTCCGAAATTGTTTGGCTACAACAATATCGACAAATCGAAAATGGTTTCTGTTCTTGAAGGACCATTCGATTCCTGCTTCGTTCACAATGCTGTTGCAAATGCAGGCGCAGGCGATAACACGAATGTTGGTATTCTAGAAGATGAAGGCTGTCAGCTTCGATTCATCTTCGACAAAGACTATGAATACAATAAACAAGTTCGAAAACTTCTCGACCAGAAAATCGAACAAGGCTGTCATGTCGTAATATACGATAAGGAATTCGAGTTCAAGGATATGAACGATGCTATCGAAGCTGGTTGGAGTATAGAATATCTGAATGAGTATCTTGATAAGAGAACATTCAAAGGCATGAAAGCAAGATTGGAATTGGCGAGGGTGCTGAAATGTTAGTGACTATTGTTTCCGATGCTTCGTTTTGTGTTGACACTGGCGCAGCAGGATACGGGATATGGATTGCATGTGATAGAGGAAAGCTCAAGCACGGTGGTCAATTCAAAGACAGAATGAAAAGCTCGAACGAAGCCGAAGTCTGTGCCATTGTAAACGGCATTCATCATGCTATTAAGACCAAGCATTTATTTGCGGGCGATTCTGTTGTAATAAACACCGACTGTCGCGCTGCAATAGAATTGCTCAACAGGTCAAGAGATTTTGCAACCAAGCGAGAACATCTTGCACTTCAAACCTATACGCTATTAGTGAAGAACTATCGGCTGAAGGTATATCTGAAACACGTCAAGGCTCACACGGGAAGAAAAGACAATCGAAGTTTAAGTAACAAGTATTGCGACGCAACCGCAAAAGAAAATATGAAACTAGCCAGAAAGGCATTACGAAAATGATTATATACGACTTTAGTAATATTGTAGTTGGTGCTGCCATGGAGTATTACAACACCACTGGTATTCAGGCTGACCTTCCATTGCTTCGACACCTTGCACTGAATGCTATTATTTCGGACAAGGTCAAGAAGCAACAGTATCTAGGTTTGATTGGAGTGGTGCTTGCATTCGATGGCAGAGGATACTGGCGAAAACAGATATTCCCATACTACAAAGCATCGCGAGCCAAGGCAAAAGAAGAATCGAAATTCGACTTCAATGCTTTCTATAAAGACTTCAATCAGATGAAGGCAGAGTTCAAAGAGTTCCTGCCCTATCGTTGCATCGAAGTTGAGCACGCCGAAGCCGATGACGTTATTGCTGCACTTGTTGAAAAGTATTCTGCCCATGAGACTATATGTATTGTTGGAGCCGATAAGGACTTCCTGCAAATTCAGGAATGGAATACGACTCACAAGGTAGTTCAATGGAGTCCATGGCACAAAAAGTTCCTGACTCCGGAGAACACGGATAAATCGTTAATCGAGCATATTTGTGGTGGCGATAAGGGCGATGGTATCCCTAATATCTGGTCAGACGAAAAGGCATTTGTCGAGGGCATTCGTCAACGACCATTCACGAAGAAACTCAAAGAACAAGTTAAGGCTGCTGGGTTTGCTGGCATTTCGAGTGTGCTAAGAGATGCCAATGAATTAGAAAGATTCAAACTCAATCGAGAACTTATTGACCTGAAAATGATTCCGTCTTATATTAAGGATGCAATATACGAAGAGTTTGATAAGGCAGAACCAGTTCAGGGTATGTTCTTCAAATATTGTACGGACAACAAACTAATGAAAATCCTAGAAAGGGCACAAGTATGACAACATGGAGTCAGGTTAAATGCCCTGAATGCGGCGGATATAATATGGTTATCAAGGAAAACAAATACGAGCCTTTCGAGTGTTCTTCTTGTAACCAATCAGTTCAGCTTGAAGCTCCGAAGACAGTAGCGTTTGGCATTGTGTCTGGTCGAATCAATGCCAACGGCAAGATTTCCTCAGAGTTTCGAGACGGTGTTTTAAATCCTATTATGAGTGTGAGAGGTGCAGCAAATGCGAACAGAAAATTTGGTTAAGCTTTACCCGGAATACGAACGCTATACGGCGTCAATTCCGATTGGTCCGAATGATACAGTTGATATTGAAATCCCTGTTATTACGAAGTATGTTTGGATGGATGCTGGTCGCAGGTTGATTTGTTCTGATATGGCTCCAACATACACAATGACCTTCCGTGAACCTTCTGGTCAGGTTATTGAGATGTGGGAACAACCACACAAACCTGCTCATGTCTATATCATTGGCACGGTTTCTCAAGAGGTTGAAACTTTCGATTTGTATGATTGCTGCTGGCGAGTAATGTATCATGACATTAGTTAATAGTCCATTGACCAAACTTGTATTCATCGAGATTGACGGCGAGAAATACGAGCTCGAAGTTCCGATTTGGGCAGAGTGTATCTATATTGAACTCAATGTGCTTATTGCATCTTCAAAATATGGCATGTTTGTTCCTGTTGGTCATCTCATCGGCGATGCTCCACTTTATCCAGCCATTAACGACTATGACGGAATGGTAATTCAGTTATGAACAATCCAGCAGATATTAGCTTCGAATACAACGAATCCTATACTCGCAAATCAAACTTCGTCTTTGTTAAAACAGTCGAAGGCAGGGCAATGGTTCTTCATATCGATGTGCCAAACGCTGCAAAATGGTTGTTTGCAAATTCGCATAATGTGGTGTACTGGTCGCTAGAAGAACCGGAGTGGGATCCAGAAGCTCAGACGTTGTTTTCTCCGAAATGTTATCCAATTGGCAAGATTAAAACAGAGCATGAACTCGACAAAAGGAAACTCAAATGGGAATGCAAGTAAATCCGCCCGAAGTAATCTATCACAAATCGTATCTGCGAAAGATGGTTCATATATGGTTGGATGGCAGGCAGATTCATATCAGTGTGCCTAATAATACGAGCTGGGTATGGATTGACGAGTATCTTTCGGTCTGTGTTTCTTCCGATAAACCGAAATTCCAAGAGGTATTCGACCATCATCGAGGCGATTCGCTTGGTTCAAGATGGGAATGCAAATACTACGACCGCATTGGTAAACTAAGTAGTGAACCTACACTAAAACTCGAAGACCGATTATGGCAGGTTTAGACCAGCAATACATAATATCCCGAATGGCAGAAATACAAGCCGAGAACGAACATCGCAAAGGCAAGTATGGGACCATATCGGGATATATCTCGGCAACACGATTGCTGTCGGAAATGCGAGACGACACGGGACTTCAGGAATGGCGAAAGTCTGTTGGCGAGAAGAAAGCAGACGCCATCACCGAAGCCGCTACGACTCGTGGCAGAAGAATGCACGAGCTTATTGAGTCGTATTTCAATAATGAAAGTATTGACCTAGACTTGACAAAGCCTGGCGATTCGCATTATAATAAGATTAAACCTTTACTTTGTAAGGTAAATCCGTGGTTCGTTGAAACTTGTTTGTTTTCAGACAAACTCAGCATTACTGGCAAGACCGATACCATTGGCTTATATGACGGGGTGCTGTCAACCATCGACTATAAGACTTCGAGGAAACCGAAGAAACTAGAGTGGATGAAGAGCTACGGAGTACAGATTGCATTGTATTCTATCATGTTCTATGATATGCTCGGAGTTTCAATCAGACAAGGTGTTTTGCTCAATGCACCAGATGACGATGATGCTTTTGACCTGCCAACTCCGCCGCAGTGCATAACATTCAAGGTTGCCGACTATGTTCCGTTAGCTTTATCAATACTGAAACAATATCGAGAAGGAAAACGCAAATGTATCGTATTATGACTTTTATTGCTTTGCTGGTATTATCGGCGGGTATCAATGCTCATCCATTTCATAAGAATGTTGACCCCGAACTTAAATGCCTGGCAGACACAATATATCACGAAGCACGAGCAGAACCTGTTCGTTGTCGCGAGATGGTAGCCGAAGTAGTGCTGAATAGAACTCGTCATCCGTCTTTCCCTAATACAATATGTCAAGTGGTTTATCAGCGTGGACAGTTTGCCTGGACTCCGCATAATCCATCAGTTAAAGAACCAGGGCTATGGATTGAAGCCATGCACATTGCAAGACAACAAATGCAGCATCAGACTTCCCACGCGGGCAAATCAATTTTCTTCACGCAGGGCCGAAGATTTGGACCTGTTGTAACCAGATGCGGTGCTCATATCTTCATGCGCGACCGCAGAAACATTGAGTTTTGATAATGATATTACTAGAAAGAATCGAAGAGCATCTTCAGGGCGGATTGTCGTTCTGGGATGCCGTAATGGAAATTGTGAGAGAAGATGACCTCGAGCCATCAGAGTTTGTCAAAACCCTTGACCCTCTAATTATCGAAAGACTGAAGCAATCTGCACTCGACGAAAAACTGGTTAGACCGTCATTCGCTTCCGAGACTCAAAGCAACGAGTTAATTGATGGCTTCTTTCACTAGACAATGTTATTTCACATGGCTTGATTATCTGGGTATCAAGCTGCATTTTCAGAATAAGCTTGATTGGCAGCCTGGTTATCGAATGCCGAACTGGACAGAAACAGCGTTCATGAAACGAAACGATGTTCAGGCGTTTGCTGCGTTTGTTGACTTTGTTCCGTCATTGAGAGAAAGACAAGACAGGCTTATCTCGGCTCTAATTAAGAATCCAACGGCTCATGTTACCGAAGCTCACCATATGCCAGATGACGTGTATGATTTCCACATAGCACGATTATCGAATCTCCGAGCATTCGGGTATAATTTTTCAAAAGATATTGACACCATCTCTGACTATTGTTATGCTAACAAAACAACATTGCAAGAGATGATGTTGGTAAACACTTCTCCGTTATTACTGAGATGTGATATATGTCTGGAGACGATTGCAGTCCTGGACAAGATATACGGATTTACTAATCAGGAAAGTTTATCCCCGCTGTGGGAGCATAATCGTATTATTATCGCTCAATACGGGAAACTTCTAAATCTCAATATCCATGATTGTTTATCTGTTATCTACGAAGCTGGTCTTATGACCGATTTAGACAATCCAAGAAATCCCTAGGAAGGATAGGAAATTATGTCATTTGCTAATCTTAAAAAACAGAGTGGTTCTTTTGCGAAAATCAAAGAGCGCATGGCTGCTGATAAACAAGGCGCTCGTTCTTATAAGGATGACCGATTCTGGTCGCTGACTGTCAAAGATGGTGTTGGTAGTGCAATCATTCGATTCTTGCCTCCGTCTGATGGTGAAGAGATTCCGTATGTGTTGCGATACGACCACGCGTATCAGAATCCGCTGACCAAGAAATGGTTCATTGAAAACTGCCCGAGCACTATTGGCGAGCAATGCCCTGTCTGCACGAATAATTCGGAAAAATGGAACAGCGGCATTGAATCCGAACAACAGATTGCTCGCAAACGCAAACGTCAGAAACGATATTATGCAAACGTGTATATTGTAGATGACCCAGCAGAACCAGCCAATAACGGTAAGGTGTTTATCTATAAATTCGGTCCGAAAATCTTCGACAAGATTTCAGACAAAATCAATCCCGAGTTTGCAGACGAAGAAGCCTGCGATGTATTCGATTTGTGGAATGGTGCAAACTTCCGTCTTCGCGCTCATACTGTAAATGGTCAACGCAGCTACGACAAATCCACATTCGATGCTCCGAGTGCATTGCTTGACGACGATGCAGAACTCGAAAAAGTGTACAATGCTCAGCACAAACTGCAAGACTTGGTTACTCCAAAAGAGTTCAAAACATATGCTGAGCTCGAAGCACGGTTCAATAATGTTGAGGGTGTGACTGTTAAGGTTGAAGACCACGAGATTCCTGAACCTGTTAAGGCTCGTCCTCAGCCCGTTGCTCAAGAAGTGGATGATTCGGATGATATTCCGTTTGACACTGGTGCAAAAACTGAAGCTCAGAAAACCGAAAACTCTGGCAATGTAGATGACTTGCTTGCCGAGTACGAGGAATTGCTGAACTAATCGGAGACACTAAATAAGAGTATGAGATAAACCTGCTCTCACATCTCATAATCTTCCTTTCTTACTCCGTAATAACGCCCTTACTTTACTAGTTCGGGCGTTTCTTTTTGACTTTTAAATACTGTTGATACAATATACTATTTGAGAGTCAACTCAATGAATTTCTTTCAAAAACTATTTCACACTCAGCCACACGAGCCCGAATATAAGCCAGACACAATCACAGTTCAGGGCGAGAATGACGGCACGTTTGATATCGCGAAAGGTGACATGGCTTCTGCTATGTTTTCCTCCGCAGGCATTGGTGTTGCCGAGCTTCCTCAGTCAGAACAAGAAAGCATCAAGGAATATCGCCGGCTTGCAATGACTGCCGAGGTTGACGAAGCTATTCAAGAGATTGTAAACGAGTCGTTCAATATTTCGCAGAATGAAGAAGCAATCAAAATGAGCTTCAACCCAGAAACAGAGCTGTCGAAGTCTGTTCAGGAATCAATCAGCGAAGTGTGGTACGATGTCTATCATAAGCTGTTTGACTTCGATAACCGCGGAGCAATCATTTTCCGCAAATTCTATGTCGACGGCAGACTGTTCATCCATAAGGTCGTGAGCAAAGACAAGAAACGCATCGCAAAGCTTCAGATTGTCGATGCCCTTCAGATGCGACGTATTAAAAGCACTGATGCAGATGATAATGGTCTCGTTGACTTATCGCGAGAAGAGATTGTTTATTTCTATAACCCGATTCCGTCTATAGATGCGAATAATGCACTTTGGGAAGCTGGATACAGAACAAAACCATCTCAGCTTATTGCTTTCCCCGAACAGGCTATTGCTTATACAGATTCAGGACTCACACATTATCAGCGTGGCTATATCGTTTCGCATTTATCCAAGGCTATTGTTCCGTACAATAACATGAAGATGATGGAAGATGCTATGGTCGTCTATCGTGTTATTCGTGCACCAAGCCGTCGAGTGTTCTATGTTGACGTGGGAGATATGCAAAAGGCGAAGGGTGAAGCATATCTTAAAGACGTTATGACTCGATTCAAGAACAAGATGGTTTACGACTCTGAAACTGGTCTTGTTGCAGACAGACGAAACATCATGTCGATGCTTGATGATATATGGTTGCCGAGAAAATCGAATGGTCGTTCAACAGAAGTAACCACACTAGACGAAGGCTCGAATCTTGGTGTGACCGAGGACGTCGAATACTGCCGCGAGCGATTCTATCGAAGTCTTAATATTCCTAAATCAAGATTTGCTCAGGAACAGAATCCGTTCGGTGTTGGTCGTGTGACAGAGATTACACGAGACGAATATCGTTTCCACAAATTCATTCAGTCACTGCGAAACAGGTTCATTGTTGTGATTGAAGACGTGCTCAGAACAGAGCTTGTATTGCGCGGCGTTATTAAAGACAAAGAGTGGAAAGCAATTCGTTCAGAACTGACCTGGGTCTTTGCCGAAGACTCGCAGTTTGTTCAGCTGAAACAATCAGAGATACTTCAGAATAAGCTGAACACAATGCAGCAAATCGACGGCATGGTTGACCGATACTTCAGCCGAGACTGGGCATTGCGGAATATTATGCAGTTCACAGATGCAGAGATTGAACAACTTGAACTTGAGAGAGAAAACGATGGAAGCAACGACAACGACGAATATAGCAGCAACGGAACAACCGATAATCAAGAAACCAATTACGAGGAACGAAAAATACACATTCCTGCAATGGCAGCAGGAAGTCAGACGACACAAGACTTCCGGGATGCGTGAGTTTCGGTTTGTTGTCGGAAACGATAAGGGTAATCGCTCATGTACTGCTCAGGCATATATTGGCGACCATGTCCACCCAGTTATTCTTGGATACTGGTCTAAAGGCAATGTCATTGTGAACGGAAACCCTCTTCAGGTGGAACAAGAGTGGAATCCATCTGATTTCTATGGATTGACCGGCAAGAAGTATTATGCTGGAAGAAACTTTCCTAGTACAGACAAGATTATAAATAAATTTAATGGAATTTAAAATTCAATTAAGGAAAGCAATAATATGAGTTTCAAAGATTTGTTGCTCGAATCAATGACCAACGTGGTAGCCGAGGAAGCGGGTTTCGTTACTCCCGAACTCGACGACAATTCCGAACCCGATACCGACACCATCATCAAGGCTCAGAATGCTGTGTTATCCTTTGGCGGCGATTTCGATTACGAAGACGGTGTAATGACTGCTCAGTTTGAACATTGGGATAGCGTTGAACAATGCTGTGCCTTGCTCGACGATATTCCTGGTGTAGAAAGCTACGAGCTTATGGCATTCCACCGAGACGTTGACCACACAGAGCGAGTAGAGATTGACATTGACGATATCGTTGATGAAGGTCGTTATTACTTTATCGTTATCATCTACTTTGCAATCGATACCGTTATCTGGGCAAACGATGACGAGTACGAAGAAATCGAAGACGAAGAAGATGAGCTGAATGAAGTTCGACGTCGCATTAAGGTTGACAGCAAAGGCAAACGCAGAATCAAGATGCAATGCCGCCCCGGCTTCAAATGGAATGGTTCTGCATGTGTTAAGATTACTGGTGCTGAACTTGCAACCAGTCGCAAGGCAAAACGTCGTGCTGTATTGACCAAGAAATCTCAAGGTAGTGCTCTCAAGATTAGAGTGGCTCGTAAATCTCGAAAAGCCCGCCGCTTCCGCAAAGCAATGGGTCTGTCGTAATTCTTGAAAGGCAATACCTTATGATTAACATTGAAAGTATCCTCGAATCTCAATTACTGACAGAAAGCCAGGCATATCTTCTTATTGAAGACGTTTATATCAAAAGCCCTAATGACATCGCTCGTTATACCAAGGCTTGTGATGTGATTATGAGTCATTTGCTCAAGACTGCTGGCACTATTGTTTCTAAGCTGAGAACCACACCGCTGACAAAGAAAGAGCTTGCACTCGTATTCAAGATTCTTCAGAACGTCAGTGATGCTCGCTCTCATATCATTGCTGCCAATAGGTCGTATGATATGATTCGCGCCGAGGATTTTATGGAAGCTGCGACCGCACTTCTGAAGAAACATAATTTTGAGTAAATCGATATGAAATTACTTGTTGAGCAATCAGACTTCAACAGTTTCAGTATTATCGAGGAAGCCGATAAAAAACAACTGCACATCACTGGCCCGTTCATTCAGATGGATGTGGTGAATGCAAATGGTCGTTTGTATCCTTCCTCGTATATTCCCGATGCTGTTGAGAAATACATTGTAGAGAAGGTTCAGACCAATCGAGCTGTTGGCGAACTTAACCATCCTCCACACCCAGAAGTCAACTACGAACGCGCCTGTATCAAGATAAATGAACTGAGACGAGAAGGTTCAAATTATATTGGTAAAGCAAGAGTTCTTGAGACTGTTCCACTCGGTGCTATTGTTGCTGGTCTGCTTCGAGAGGGTGTCCAGATTGGCGTGTCTTCTCGAGCATTGGGCAGTCTAAAAACAGATGCGAAGGGCATCAAGATTGTTCAGCCTGACTATCATCTGATGACTGCCGCCGATGTCGTTTCTGACCCTTCTGCACCAGATGCCTTGGTAACAGCAATCATGGAATCTCGTGATTGGGTTTTCGAGAATGGTGTCTTAAAAGAAGACGAAACCAAGAAACGTGTCAACGACGCTGTTTTAGAGCATGGACTAAATGCCGCTACTCTCAAACGCTTGTTTGAAGAAGTGACCATTATGCTCCAAACACATCGCACTAAATAAGTTTTGAGTTTAACAACTTAACATTGAAAAGGTATCAACCGAATGTCTTACAAACAACAGATTGCCGATTTGGCAGAAAAACTCGGTGTCGATGCTTCCGTAGTAGGCGAAATCAGCACTATTGTTGAAGCCGCTATTGCAAAAGGCGTTGAAGACCGTGAAGGTGAACTGAAGCAACAAGTTGAAGAAGCTTCTAAACAAGCTGCTCAGCAACTTGCAGAAGCTCGACAGGCATTAGAAGCCGAGGTTAAGGCTCAGGCCGAAGCCGTTGCGAAACAGTTCGTTCAAGAAAACAAAGAGCGTTTTGTTCAAACCGAACACTACGACCGTATGGTTCAGTTTGTTGACCAAATCACCGAAGCCTTCGCCACTGTAGGCATCGAAGCTGACGGTCGTAAACAAATTGATGAACAAGCTCAAACCATCGCTGAACTTGAAGCAAAAGTAGCAGAACTGACCGAACAGGCAGAAACTGCTCAGGCTGCTTCATTGCTGCAAAAAATGCTGTCTGAATCCAGTCTTTCTCAGGTTGGTCGCGACCGTGTAGTTTCTCTCTTGAAACACACCAAACCCGAGAACATCGTTGAGTTCGAAGCTATCGTTAAGCATCTGATTGAAGATTGCGAAGAAGACGATAAAGAAATCGACGAAGACGAGGATGAAGACAAAGAAGGCAAAGAGCCCGAGAAAAAATCCGAAGATAACGTTGACGAATCAATGAAATCTTACTTGGATGCCTTGCGTGTTAAATAACGTATAGAGCTATTTTTAAAACCAATTATTTTTAACAAGGTTTATTGAAAGATGACTGACAAAACTCAAAATCAACTTCTGGTTGAAAAATGGCAGAGCGTTCTGAACGCGGACGGCATCTCCAAGATTACCGACCAGCATCGTTTGAACACCACTGCTCAGCTGTTGGAAAACACCCAACAGATGCTGAAAGAGGATGCGACTGTTGCAGCTAACATCGCTGGCTTCGACCCCGTGCTGATTAGCATGATTCGTCGTTCTGCTCCGAAACTCATTGCATACGACATCTGCGGCGTTCAAGCAATGACTCAGCCAACTGGCCTGGTGTTTGCAATGAAAGCTCGCTACACTAATGCAACTGGTGATGAAGCTTTGTTCAACAAAGTTAAATCTGGTCATTCTGGTGACAAAGCTGTTGACAGTGCAGATAATCCTTTCGAGGCTACCAAACCCGCTACTATCGGTTCAGGTCAGGTTACTGCAACCGCTGAAAGCGACAACAACTGGAACTCAATGAGCGCCACTGTAGAGAAAGTACAGGTTTCCGCAATGACTCGTCAATTGCGCGCCGACTACTCTATCGAGTTGATGCAAGACTGGAAAGCATTGCATGGCGTGAATGCAGATGCTGAACTGGCCAACATTCTGGCTTCCGAGATTCTGATTGAACAGAACCGCGAAATCGTTCATAAAATCTACAAGATGGCCAAGATGGGTGCTCAGTATGCTTCCACTGCTGGTACCTTCGACTTAACTGCTGATAGCGATGGTCGCTGGTCTGTAGAACGCTATAAAGGTTTGCTGTTTGCAATTAACCGTGATGCCAACGCTATTGCTGTTGAAACCCGTCGTGGTAAAGGTAACTTCATTATTACCAGTGCTGACGTAGCAAGTGCTTTGCAAATGGCTGGTCTTCTGGACTTTGCTCCCGCTATCGAAGCCCTGAGCGGTCAATTGCAGGTTGATATTACTGGCGCGACTTATGCAGGTAATATTGGCACGATGAAAGTCTTCGTCGATCCCTTCCTGACCCACGATGGTGTTGCTATTGGGTACAAGGGGGCGTCGGCCTACGACGCAGGATTGATTTTTGCGCCGTATGTTCCGTTGCAAGCTTTCAAAGCTGTTGATCCAAAAACATTTATGCCTGCTATTGGATTCAAGACACGATATGGCTTGGTTGCCAACCCCTTCACCACTATGAACGATAACGATAATATCTACTATCGCAAATTTGCAATCAAAAATCTGTAATATTGCAGACTGTAGTATCGTTACTATATGCCCCGAATTGGTTCATACCTTTCGGGGCATTTGTTTTGATATTGTTTTCGTGCTATAATATAAATTATGACTAGAGAAGATTTTTAAAAACTGTTTATAGAAAACCGTTTCAAGCAAGGTCAATTCTGAAACAGCTTCGAGAAAATGAAGAGCTAAGAAAAGAGTTTTATATTCTAACTTCAGCGTATAATGGAAACGACGAATATAAGGCTCGATGCCTCATGTCTGGATATGAGCCAAAGTGTGTTATTTGTGGCTCAGAAACTTCGTGGAGCACAAATCAGCACTGGAACAAATATTGCCGAGAACATGACCCTCAGCATATTGCAACATGGCCAGAGACAAGACGAATAGTATTGACGGCTTCAAGTCTATTAGGTTCAATGTCGGAAATTGTAGATGAAACTGGACTTTCGATTTATCTTGTGAAGAAATTACTGAATGAAAATGGAATTGAACTTCCATTAAGACTTTCTCCAGATTACTCTGAACATCGAAAACTATATCTGAGTGGTTTAACAATATCTGAAGTTTCATTAAAACTTGGATGCACAAAGAACATTGTCAGGAAAGCAATTGCGGGCTTGCCAAGACACTCTCAATCAGAAGCGATTAAATCATTCATTAAACGAAATCCTAGAACACCGAAGCCTTATGTTTGTCCGTTTGAGCATCTTGAAGATATATTTGTTGAGGAATACAAACTTGGTAAGCCAACTTCTAAGATAGCCGAAGACCATGGATGTTCAACTCATATAGTTTTGAAGTATCTTAGGAAGAATAATATTGACTGCAAGAGATTTACTCAACCAGAACGAGCAATATCGTATATTCTGAATAAACATGATGTTGAACACGAAGTACACAATCGAACCATTATTAAGCCAAAAGAACTTGATATATGGATTCCGTCAAAGAACATTGCTATTGAAGTGAATGGTTTGTTTTGGCATTCTAGTATCAAAGAATCAAACCGCCATAAGAATAAGTTTCTAATGTGCCTAGAGACGGGTATAACTCTTCTCCAATTTACAGATTATGACATAAGAACAAGATTCGATATGGTTGAATCAATAATCCTTCAGACGTTGGGAATAACACAAATAATTAACTCTGACGATTGCTTAATTGTTGAAATTGATAATGCTAAAGAGTTCTTCAATAACAATTATTATGGTGATCATGTCAATAGCGAAACAGCAGGGTTAGTTTACAACAACGAGATTGTCATGGCGATGTCGTTTTCTAATAATAAGATTGTTTATACGTCGAAACTGTTTCATAATATAGAAGGCGGATTTCAGAAACTTGAGCATTATTTCATCGAAAAGTACAAACCAGAAGCCTTAATTTCAAACAGTATTGCATTAGTCGATGATGGAATAACATTGCTAGAAAACGGATATAAATTATCAAGTATATCAGAGCCAGAAAAATATTTCACTAATGGGTGGAGAATTGGTGTTGGCAAGAGGATATACTCTGGAGCAGGAATTATTGAATACAGAAAGGAACTCGCATGAGAAAACGAGGAAAGCCAAATGTCGAACTCATAATAAGAGAATACAACAAAGGATTCAACGCCGAGCAGATTGCCGCAATGGATTGGTGCGAAGTTAAGGCTCCGACTGTTCTGAATATCCTGAAAAGAAACGGTATCAAAATCAGACAAACAAAAGACTACTCGGACGCCAGAAGAGAACTCATGGTCGAAGATTATAAAAATGGCATGACAATCAAAGAAATTGCAGACAAGTATGATGTTGTCGTTGAATGTGTTCGAGTCAATCTGAACAAATCGGGAATATCATTGAGCCACGATAAAGTTGATATTGACGCTGTTGCAGAATACTACAAATCAAATACACTTGCAGATACGGCGAGAAAATTCAATATTGATGAGCGTTATGTAAAGGGTATCCTTAAACGCCTGAATGTTCCAAAGCACACTAAAGATGAACTATTCTTAATCAGAAACAATATCACACCAGAGATGATTAATGATATACAAGAGAAATACTATTCAGGCACTACAATTGGGGTTATTGCACAAGAAATTGGTTTACCCTGTATTACAGTAAACATTATCATTCACAGGTTTATTGGAGAATTGCCAAGAGAATTAAAATCTCCGGCTCAACGAAGCGGAACTAAGGTTGTATTGACCCAGGAAGAAATTGATGAAGTAAATCGGCTTTATTTGTCTGGTAAAACTCTTGAAGAAGTGGCAAATATATTCGGGATGCAAAAACAAACCATATCAAGATTTATCTTTGACGTTAATAGCCGAAACAATAGGCGTGGTACTAAACTATGTGGCAAGAAAGTAGATTTTAATGGAATTGAAGAATTATACGAAACAAAGTCGGTTAATGAACTTGCTCAGCACTATGGTTGTTGGCCAGGTCCCGTTAGAGATTGTCTAAAGAGATTGGGTATATTTGTTCCAGACACTTTCACACAACCAGAACGTGCCATATCAAATATTCTAAACAAGTACAACATAGAACACGAAATCCACAATCGAAGTATCATTGCTCCAAAAGAACTCGATATATGGATTCCATCACATAATATTGGAATTGAGGTTAATGGGCTATACTGGCATTCAACACAAGTGCCCAAGGTTGATAGACGCCACGTAGATAAGTTTAATCACTGTATGAATGTGGGGATTAAACTTATTCAGTTCACAGATGCCGATGTTGCAAACAAGCCAGAATTGATTGAAAGTATGATTCTGTCGAAACTCGGTTTACTGCCTAATAGAATCATGGCAAGAAAGTGCAGTATCACGGAAATAGGAATCAAGCAAGCTAATCAGTTTTATGCCAAATGGCATTATCAGGGTCAGACTACAAATGCGGCGAAATCACTTGCATTGATACACGATAACGAAGTGGTCGCACTTCTATCGTATACTACGAAGGGCGATATTACTAGAATCGAACGCTATGCTTGCAAGCCCTTCACTAATGTCGTTGGCGGATATTCTAAGCTTGAGAAACGTGTTCCTGGTGATGCTCTTGTCACATTCAGCCTTGGATTAATTTCCGATGGTTCTGTGTATAGAAAGAATGGATACGAGACTGAAGGCTATGCTACTAAGCCAGAGTTCTATATCACCGACGGATTTGAATTGATGAACCGTCAGAGATTCATGAAGCACAAGATGCCTGCAATATTTGGCGCAGGTTTCAACCCAGACAAGACAGAATGGGAAAACGTGATTGCAAACGGCTTGATGCTATTTTTCGGAGCAGGGATAACCAAGTGGGTTAAGAAGAGATGAAGAGCAAACAATAAATAACAATACAACAGTTATATAACATTTATTTGAGGTATTTCATGGCTCTTCAAAATATTTCTAACTTCATTGCGAACATGAAAGGCGGTGGTCTTCGCCCTAATCTGTTTCGCGTCATCCTTGCATTTCCGAATGAAGTAGGCGGTGCACAGGCTGCTCAGAAAATCTCTTTCACTTGTAAGGCTGCTTCTCTGCCTGCTTCTCAGCTTGGTATTGTGAATGCTCCGTATATGGGACGTGTCGCCAAGTTTGCAGGTGATAGGGTATATGATGATTGGAATATTACCATCATGCTCGACACCGACCTAATCTCTCGCGATGCTTTTGAGAAATGGTCCGACCTTGTGAATGGTCATGTGTCTAATATCGCAATTCCTGGTTGGGGTAATCCTTCAAACTATATGGCATCTGGTCAGGTTGAATTGCTTGACCGCGAAGGCAAGGCAATCCGCACCTATAAGATTGAAGGCACATGGCCGGTTAATGTGGGTGAAGTTCAGCTGGCGTGGGATTCTAATGATCAGGTGGCTGAAATGCCCGTTCAACTTGCGGTACAATATTGGTCGTCTGAAGCCACTACTAACGTTTAATATTGAAACTTGGTTAGTATAATAAAGAATACACTACTTAAACAAATGCCCGATTCCTTAACTTGGAATCGGGCCTTTCTATTATTGATTAACGAGTGTATCGTATACTACGTCTGCAAATTTTCTAATATCATCTCCGTCAAGCATGTAAGTAAATGGTTCTACAATCTGACAATATCCAGGGTTTACTTCTAACAAGACACCGTCTCCATCTTTTGTAATACGAACAAAACCATTTGAGGATGTGATGACAATTATATCATTTGACTCGGATAATTTGAATTCTTCAAGCAGAACAGAGTGAGCCAAAGCAATAACAGCAGATTTCATGTTGTTCATTTTACAAAGTCCTTTCTTTATTAGATGCCACTATTATAGCAGAACATTATGTGACCTTCAAGCCACATTCAACTAATTCTGATATGAATTTCCAAGAGTAATGACTGAAACCAGATTCGTTTGTTTCGAGATTATGCACAAAAACAGCGAAGTTATCTTCGCTGTTGAGTATGTTTCTCAAAACCGACTCTGGGCCGCTAAGGACGAAATACTGTTCAGGCACGAAGTATATTCGCCCGCAGCAATCGGTCATTATCCTGTTTTTCTGCATATGGTGAACCCTGGATTAGATTCTATATCGGTTTTCTTCATAATTTCAAGACTAGTGAATCCCTTTCTAATAACACATACTTCGTCTTCGTGTTTATATGCAACGATGTATTTCTGCTGGAAATATCTGTCGTTTAGCATATCGTATCTTCGAAGTTCGAATACTGTGCCTTGCTCGAGTGCTTCAAACATATCGAGTTGATGTGTAAATTGTCTGATGCGATTTACCTTGCATGATTTAACGAACTGCCAAGTAGTTGGCACAATGCCGGTAATCTCATTATCAATGAATTCAAAGATGAGACCATGAATTGGTTGTTTTAGCCACCACTCTTCGTCTGCAATATATTTGCGACCAGTAGAATCCTCAATCTCAAAGACAATATTCATTGCTCAACTCCGAGGATTTTGAATTTTTCGTTTGAGTTGATGTAATTGTTAGTTAGAATTGTGGTATGACCAGACCTGGCATTGCCACTGTTGGCATAATAGCAGAATACTTCATCGAAATGTTTTGTGATAACAACAAGCTCAATAATATTCCCCAATGAGTCTTTAATCTGGAATCTTGTGCCTTCTGTTAAATCATCAAAACTATCTTTGGTTGACATGTTTTCATCAACTTCAACCGCACGAGCCAATTCATTGTATGAGATTGTGACGTAATTAAATTCGTCATCGTACTTGACTTCGATTGTAATGGCAGGTGTATGCTTATTGATAGAATTCACATACCATTCAGGTGCGCCGAAATGAGCAGTATCTGATAAGATACAAACATCGCCAATACCCTTAATGGCAAATACCTTGCCATACCATCTAGTCAGTAATTCTTTATTAGTCATTTCACTTTATCCCTTTCTTAGCCCACCACGGATACGGACCTAATATGATTTCTTTTACGCATTTTGCACTGACAGCTTTTCTAGTGTGATATAGCTCAACTACGACACGAGCCTGGGTCTTGTATTGACCATTCCACTCTGGCAGAATATGATTAACCACTTCGTATTGACCAGGTCGAACATTACGACTACCAGAGATTCTTACCATGCAGCCTGTTAGATTATCTTGGTTCACTAGCATCTTCTGACGGCGGACACACTCGGCGGCTTCGTTAATGACATTGACATCTGTTGAAACTTCGCGCAGCTCATCCTTGAACACACGTTCTGTCCATACGCTTGAACCATCGTACATCCAGAAGAGATGATAAGCACCATCACTGAAGTTCCATTTCTCTTCATGAGCAACACAAATTACTGGCATTTGGCAATCCTTTCTTCTTCAACACGAGCCTCCATCCTTTCAATCAATGCTTCAATCTCGAGCTCGCGTTCCTGATATTCAATCTCTTCGTCGTACCAGAAATGCTGGAATGTCATAGCAAGCAAAGCGATACTCAATAAGAAAAACAAAACATAGAACATGATTTATTATCCTCTCTTTTATTAAGGTAAGCAATAATACATGAACCGTAGTCTGTTGTCAAGCAATTTCGTAAAATTCTTTTGCTGTCATTTCAACTTCTTCGCCTGTTTCCGTGTTTCTGAGCTTGAGCATCGTTCCTGGTGAAACACATTTACCGGACTGACGAGACCACTTGCCAATAACGAAACGATTATTATAGCAAGCATCAATCCACTCGTCCTGATAAGGATATGTCTTGAACTTCTGAACACCGTCGTCGAGAGTAACGATGTTCACATAGTTATGAACGAAGTAAAGAATGTCGCTTGCACACTTTTCAATCTCAGCAATGTGCTCGGCAGTCAACGGAATACTGACACCAGCGGCCTTGAGCATCTCGTTGTTATTGTAACATAAGCCTTTCTTATCAATTTGAACGTCTTTGACCATTATAAATACTCTATAATTGTAATTATACATTATAGTTATTTGTTCGAACAAATTTGGAGATTTTTAATGGCTCAAGCATTTGGTTCTGGAGCTCCAGGCGTACAGGTTCGAGAAATTGACCTAACTGGTAGCGTTGAAGCGGTCGGCACTTCTGCCGCTGCTCTCGTTGGTGACTTTGTCTGGGGTCCGGTTGATGAACGTACTCGTGTATCAAGCGATACCGAGATGGCTAATATTTTCGGCAAGCCTAATGACCGCAATTATGTTGACTGGTTGTCTGCTAAGTCATTCCTTGCCTACTCTTCCAACCTTCACTTGGTTCGTGTTGTTGATAATGCATCAGCCAAGAATGCAACAGGCGATGGTTCTGGTCTTCTGATTAAGAACGAACAACAGTTCAACATGGTGAACGACTCCACTCACGATGCTGTTCGTTTTGCTGCTCGTTATCCTGGTGCTATTGGTAACAGTCTGAAAGTGTCTATTGCTGACCAGCATAATTTTGAAAAATGGCAGTATGCAGACGAGTTCGATGCTGCCCCAGGCACTTCTGAATATGCAGCTTCGCTTGGTGCAAAATACGACGAGGTTCACGTTGTTGTTGTTGACGAACTCGGCGAATTCACTGGTATCCCTGGCACTATCCTCGAACGTTATTCTTTCCTGTCAAAAGCATCTGACGCGAAAGCCCTTGACGGTGCTCCGATGTATTATGGCGCAGTATTGAACAAGGATTCTGCCTATGTATGGTTCTTCGCCAATCCCGAAGATTCTGCATACTATGACAACACTGGTACTATTACAGATGCAACAGGCGCATGGGGAACCAAGCTGATTGTTTCTGGTACTCCTACCAACTACAAGCTACTGAAAGAAGTTTCAACCAACAATCACGACGGTCAGAAATTCCAGCTTTCTGGTGGTAACGATGGTACGAAACCCGATGCTCAGGAATTGATTAACGGCTGGACTCTGTTCAAATCCACCGAAGAAGTTGATATCGGTATTCTGATCACTTCCGATGCTGGTGGCAAGACTTCTCACAAAACTGTCGTTCAGTATATCATTGACAACATTTGCGAGAATCGCAAAGACTGTGTGGTTGTGATTAGTCCGAATAAAGACGACGTTCTGAACAAGACTCAGTCGGCAGCTACTCAGGCTATTAAGGCAACATACAATGGCATTGGTCGCTCTTCTTCTTATATGATTAAAGATAGCGGCTGGAAACTGATGTATGATGTGTACAACGACAAATATCGTTGGGTTCCACTCAATGCCGATATTGCTGGTTTGCTTGCGGCAACTGAACGCGATTATGATGCATGGTGGTCACCTGCTGGTTTCAACCGTGGCAGACTGAAAAACGTAACCACACTGGCATTCAATCCTAACGAAGACAGTCGCGATGACTTGTACAAAATCCAGGTCAACAGCGTTGTGACGTTTGTGAATGAAGGTACTGTGTTGTATGGCGACAAAACTGGCCAAGCCAAGGCATCTGCATTCCAGTTCATCAACGTTCGAAGACTGTTTATCACGCTTGAGAAAGCAATTGGTAAAGCTGCGAAATACTTACTCTTTGAATTTAATGACGAATTTTCGAGAAGTTCTTTCGTTAATTTAGTAGAACCCTACTTGCGTGAAGTTAAAGGTCGTCGCGGTATATATGCTTTCCACGTTGAATGCTCGGAACGCAATAACCCTCCGGAAGTTATCGACAAGGGTCAATTTGTGGGTGCAATCTACATCAAACCTTCTCGCAGTATCAACTATATTCGACTTGACTTCGTTGCTGTTCGCACTGGTGTTGAGTTCTCCGAAGTAGTTGGAAAATACTAATATAAGACATTAGTCGCAACAATGCCCCGAATCCTTAACTGGAAACGGGGCATTTTCTTCATGCAACCTTCTTATAAATTCGCATATTGTCGAATCTTCTACCATTCACAATAGGCACGAAGACTTCAAACGTGTCAAGTTTACCACTAACTGGTTCACCGTATTCGTTAAGCTTCTGGTTATAGCCTTGAACAGAACCAATCTTCCTCATTTCAGTCTTCATAATCTTCATCCTCCAAAACAATAGATTCAATATCGTTCTCGGAAAGTAGTTTTACGACCATTGCTGCATACTCTGCCACTTCTTCTGGATGCTGAACATACTGACCATGAGCTCGAATATATGCTGCCGCAATGGATACCTGAGCCTTGAAAAGTTTTTCGTTATTCATAATAACCACTCAATTACCGTATAAGAGGAATAAAGAGAACAGAAGAATTGCTCCGCATGCCGTTAGTTCAAAATTGCCAACATATATGCCGAGGGCAATACTCCCTAAGCCAATTACAACAGGGACAACCAACAAAAACATTATCAGCAGCAATGCCGTTCCTGCATCAAACACATCAGATGGTCTTAAATTAGTTTTAATCATTTTATAATTCCTTTCATTAAGGGTTGTTCAATGTTTCTATGCTTTGCATTATATGATATTTTAAGACCGCAATCAAGCAATTACCAAGAAATTTTCAGTTTTCTTGAATCGCGTTCTACCAAGTATCCTTCTTTCTCAACATCATTAATGACATGGTAAATATCAATATATTCCGGAATATCAACATAGCAGAATTGTTCGGTTCCGTGCTTTGCTGTCCTCAGAATCATTGGGTCGACTATAAAGTTGATCCACTCTTTCGTCGAAATATCTCCTCCGAGTGTTCTGAGTTTATCTTCTTTCGGCTGTTGTTGAAAAGCCCTGATAAGGCGAGCGTCTAGTATCATAATGATTCCTTTACCAACTAATAACAAGTCCAACAAAGCGAATCAGCCAGAACAAACGGAACGAATGTCGTTCAACTTCGAATCCCATTTTGATTAATTCTGCTTCAATAACAAAAGAGTCGTATTGACGAGGGATATAGATGAATACTTTGATAAATCCTTTCTCAGCATTTCTTTTAATAGTATGAATAATCTCGTTCACATATTCTTTCGATTTGACTTCTTTCGAATTGCCCGCCGAGAGTTTGCGAACTTCTTCAATAATATTGTCTGTCATAATTTTGCCTTTATGAAGTAAAACAAGTCATGCCCTTTATCGAGCAGAATGAAATCATAGCTGCCTTGAAACTTTGGTTTTGCAATATCATACTTGACCATAATATCAATTACGGTCAGACCGTCTTTAAAATACTGTCTTGCTGAAGTGTATTCTCGACGACCAGCCGATGCCATATACTCGATAAACTCCGGTGTAATGAATTTGCTCGTTAATGCCTTCTTCAGGATTGATAAATCTGCTTTATCAATCTGAACATAGTTCTTCTGCCACAGGTCGAATGCGTGGTTCACTGCTTCTTTAATATTCACAATAATTCCTCAACCTCATTCAAGATAGTTTCGTAATCGCCTTCTTCACCGTGTGCCCATGCTCTGAAAGCCACACCGAGTTCGGATAACGCCTTTGCTGTTTGTTCGGCGTGTTCACAAGCAATCAGCAAATTAAAAATATCATCCCGTGCGATATCGCAAAGCTGGCTAGGGATAAGATGATACTCGCTAGAATAATACATTGCGACATCACCAATGTTCTCTTTGTCTTTTTCTGCCGTGCATACGATGAAGTCGATATATGCAACGGCACCATCATGCACGACAGGAATCTTCAGCGAAGCCTGATGGTGTCTAATTTGAAGACGACCGAACTCTGCGAATTTTTCTTTAATGTTCATGACAACCCTTTCAGTAATTTAACAGCATGGTCTTTGTTTATATTATCTGCAAGCTGAAGCTTCAGAATCTCAACTACACTTGCCACCAAAATTTGCATCTGAACAGGCCATTTGAGGTCGTTCAGAACACGAACTGCAATCGTGAATGTTGGGTCAATTGATTTCCATACCATCGAATCCGGAGTATTGACTTCAACCAACAGTTTATACCGTTGATGGTTCAGTGTAATGACATCGTCATTATAGTTGATGACGAAGCCTTTCTCAAGCTGGCTGAAACCAAGCTTCAGCATCTCTGCAATAATATCGGCGTGGAAATGATTCATTAAATTTCTCCGTAGTGTTTAAACTAATATGTTTAGTATTATAAGCGATTTTGAGGATAAATACAAGCATATTATCCATGGATTCCGTCTTTATGTTGAATATTCCACTTATCATTGAAAAGCTTGGCAATCTGAATCTTCTGTCTGATTCGGGTCGAAAACTGATTAAGCTGATGCTGAGAAACAAGAAGCTTCGCAACATTGCCAAGATTACAGAAAACAGCAATGTCGAAGAACTTGAAGTTGACGATGTTTCGGGTATTGTGAAAGCAATCAAGAAATACGAAATGCTTGATAGGAAACTGGGTGCATTGTTTATTCAGTATCGGAACGAAAACAACAAAATGAAAGGTTGTCTCGTTATTCCTGCTGACCATTCAATTCCGTTCAATTCCAGGGCGGATGTTTACTATCAGACGACATTCGAAGATAGCTGGTCAACCGATATCGGACAATGGCATGCGATGCTACCCAAGTCTATGACCAAGTGCATCAATGACCTGAAGGGAGAAGGTGCTCGACCTGTTTCTGTTATGATGATTCTGGTTGATAGCGAATACGACAAATGATAAAAGTGGACCAGGATTTTCTCTTGGTCCACTTCGTGTATTGTCTCTGTTCTACTTCATTCTGTCCCAGTCGCAGCTTAGGGCATTGATATCTGTTGTAACAATGCACATTACAGAATGACCATCACCTAGGTCGAATCGTTTGTATTTGTATCCACCATAATATGGAGAAGGACTAAACATTAAAAGACCAACACTGAACAACAATCCACAAATCATCAATAATATAAAATAAGGCATTGCATTATCAAAGAACTCGGCAATCTTATATTTCATGACTATTATCCCATTGTTAGTGTAACGCTGAATCCGGCGGGTGTGATATTCCATTCATCCACATTGCCATTATTGACAATAGTGCCAGGAACAACACTCTGGTCATTGCTCTTCAGCCATAAGAATACATTGCGAGTAATGAACAATGCAACATCGCCTTCGCCTTTCTTAAACAATGCAGGGAATTCGGGCACACGTTCTTGAGTACTAACTTCTACTTGAATCATCTTCTATTCTCCTTCATAAAACATATTATTCAGAATGATGTAATTGTCTACAAGTTCTTCTTTGGTAACATAGAAACAACCACGTTTGAGACCAAATCTAGAATCTATGTGACCCTGAAGAATGTACAAATCAGGCTTGCCCTGACCGCCACCATTAGCAACACAAACGATACGGTAAACATCACCTGTGCAAATATCGGCGTAGAGTTGATTTACTTCACACATCTTTCAATTCCTTTCTTAACTAATGTGCCAGCATTATAGCATGGGTTTCATCGAATGCCAAGCTCTTCTTCGGTCATTATCACAAAAATAAAATTATTCTGCTTGCACCATTCCCTCGCAGCTTCCCACTTGTCCGAGTTTAGCTGATATGTCTGAAGCTCTGTCAAGTATCGTTGTTCCGCTTTCTGTGTTTTTCTCTTGGGTGGCTCGGGCGGCATGGTCTGACTCTTTGGCTTGACCTCGATTGCAAGATTCTTGACGCCGCCATCTTTATGCTTCATCTGCACAAAGAAGTCGATATAGTAACGACGCATCTTCTGGTCAAACTTGCTCCAGTACTGAATTGGATGACCCTCCGAATTCCACTTAACGACACTAGGATTGCTGTCGCACCAGATTGCGAATTTCTTCTCCCATGAACTTCGCATGACAATATTGTTCACATCTCCGATATATTTCTGAGGATTTCTCGGAACGAATCTGAATGGTTTAGGAAATCGTTTCATATTGAATTTTTAAATAACCATTGTACAATCAATTACTATAATTTATTATGGCTGCTATCCTTAATTATCCGGCTAGTATTGGTTCAAACCATGCTGTCAATCCTGGGTGGATTCAAATTGACATATACAAGAGAAGAAGTCCTCAGAACTCTTCTCCGTTGCGAACAATTAATCTCTACCTTCCCGAACAGCTAAGAAACCCGTCAACAGTATCATGGGGCACAGACAGTCTTGGCATGATTGGTAATGTTATGAGAAACGCTGCAAACAGTTTCAGTGATGCTGGCGGTGGCATGGAAGGCGTCAAGGCTGCATTCAGTAACTTCTGGGGCGGCACATGGCAAAACACCAAACGCACGGGATTCAACGCTGCTGGTAACGTCGCATCTGCCATTATTCGTGCTGGCGGCGGTTCTGTGTCGTCCGATGCCTTGATGGGTTCAATCTCTGGTCAGGTCACAAACCCATATCTGACTGCATACTTCAAGGGCGTGGATTTTAGAACATTCGAGATGGTATTCAAGTTTGTTCCGATTACAGAAAAAGACTGTTTCACTATCGACGAGATTATAAAAGAGTTTCGAGCATCGGCACTTCCTGAAGGCACCGGAGCCAAGCAAACCTCATTCCTTGGTTATCCGAATGAGTTCGAAATACGCTACATCTGGAAAGGCAAAGAGAACAAATTTCTTCATAAGTTCAAGCGATGCGTTCTGACTGGTGTCGATGTTGACTATACAGGCATGAGCATGTGGACTGCAATGCGTAATGGTTTCCCTGCCGAATCTGTTATGACACTGAGATTCAGCGAAATCGAAATCGTATTGCGTGATGATGTTATTAAGGAGAACTACTAATCATGAAACTCGGTATCGACAGATTCATGTCGTTCTTCAAGCACGGCATTGCAAACCCTTCTCGATATAATGTGTCGTTCACATTGCCACGAGGTATTCCTGCATTCGAGGGCTCGGCTGTTGAGTCGCAAGCGGGCAATATTCGAGGGTGGGATTCGAGACTAAACGGTCATCATAAGATTAACCTGCTCTGTCACACATGTACCATGCCACAAAGAAGTCTTATGACCTATCAGCACAAACAGCTGAACGCGCCATACAATGTGCCCTACTCTCAGAGTTATGACCCTGTGTCGTTTGTGTTCTATGGTGATGCAAATCTAGAAGCAAGACGATACTTTGAGATATGGCAGAATGCCGTTGTAAACATTCAGTCTAACACATTCAACTTCTATTCAGAGTATGTCAGCGATGTTTATATTACTCAGCTTGATGCCGAAGGTCTGCCAACATATGGTGTGAAGCTAATAGAAGCATGGCCAATTAATATCACGGCACTCGATTACTCGTACTCGAACAATAACACGTTTGTGAACATTACGACAGTTCTGACCTATAAGTCGTGGACATCGCTAACCGATTTCCGAAACGAAGGTCGAACGGTATAAAAAGAGACCGCTGCCATTGCTGGTTGCGGTCTATAAAGGACGGGATTTGAAAATTAACCCATCAGGACTTTCCAATCAAACTTCCAGTTCCTCTGATACAATAGTTCGAGGAATAACAAAAATATCGTTTAGATTTTCTGTTGCCTTCTCTTTAAGAGTTTCGGCTTCTTCTTTTGTCATACCATAACTAATGCTCATGTGTGCATTATAGTGTGGGTGGTACGAATGTGTCAAACCCTCAATCTGAAGAAGGAAATGAAGTGCATTGATAAGAGGGTCGAAGAATCGTAAAACAACACTATGACCACCCTCAGCACTCTCGAAGATTTCAACTGCCAATGGCTTCACTGTTGAATCTCGAAGCATATTCCACACCTCGTAATTCTCAACCTTCGTCTTGATATCCTCTGCGTTTAATGTAGTGCCTGGAGAATACATCAAAGAGATATGAGGTTCGTACTTCAGATTTTCAATGCCAAGAAGTGCAAGGGCATTGGTTTCAACGTTAACAGCTACATAATTACCGTTCATTCTTCGTAGTCTCCGAAGTGATATAATTGTGCCACATACTTGTTATGGACATTCTGGAAATGTGTGATTACCAAGAACACATTGGCCTGGTTAATTCGGTCGAGGTCATCGTTTCTCGATGTTTTCTGTCTGTCATGACCAAATGCAAGGTCAGCAAACCGATTGATGATTGCTTCTTTCTCTTCTTTGGGTCGTCTGTCGAGAACCTTCATCAAAGAAACGAACGACCAGGATTGATACTTATTGCACATCAGAATACGATTAACGACATCTTCGAACTTGTCGTTGTATTCTTCGCTACCTTCTTTTCGAAGACCATAATCAACAGACAGATGATAGCCGTGATAGCGAGCAAATGCTCTCAGGAGTAATTTATGATAGCATCCTTTGACACCATGCTCGAGGTCTTCGATTGTCGAAGAATGACTCCATACATAGAACTGGCGTGGTTTGAAGTCATCAAACGGAACTGCTATCAGGTCAACCTGATATTCTTCTCCGCGAACTCTCATGAGCATCGTTGTTCTGAGCTTGCCTGCTTTAAGACTATTAGGCACAATATAGATGGTGTCAATATCTGCTGCCTTAAGCTCTTCGATTAATTTCTGATAGTGTTCTTTATCAACAAACAAATCGACATCGCCTAGCTTATAGTCCATGTTGCGAAGACGAATACGATTGTTCACGGCCACTAGTGTTGAACCTGCCATGTACTCTTCGCGAGCAACATCGTCTGCCCAGCCTGTTGAGAACTGACCAATTTTGTCGATAATCTCGTAAATCACCGCACATCCTTGATTCAGATTGATTGGTGTTGCTTCGATACCGTTTACAATTAAACTGCCACCCATTGTGGAATACCTCTTTTTTAAAAAGTTAAATAATTTGATGCCTAGTATAACACATCAACGCGGATACTACAATTATGAATACTGCCTACAAATTTAAAACCCAGCCACTGCATCCTGATTATATGAAGCTA